TCATTGCGATTTTCTCCGCTTTTGTCCCACCGGCCCCGAGTGGGACGATTCAGGTGGGACACTTTGTGTTGCAGATGTTCCCTGCCGCTTCGCTTGAGCCTGCCGTGCGAGGCGTTTCTTGTCAGCCGATTTGGTGTAGATGCTTGCGGTCTTCGTGCCGCTGTGTCCGAGGGCGGCGGCAATCTCTTCCTGTGTCGCCCCGCCTTCCGCCATATCGGCGCCAGCGGCCTTCCTGAGCCCGTGCAGAGATAGTCCGGCCTTCTCTAGCCCGGCCTGCTTCAGCCAGCGTTGCATGGCCCCGCCAATCCCCTTCACGCTGAACGGTTTGCCATAGGCGGTGGTGACGAGGTGCAGGCCCGTCTTCGGCATAGCGTCGATGCACGCTTGGAGCTCTGGTGAGATTGGCACCCATACGGGCTCGTCAGTTTTCTCCTGCGTCTTGAGAATGAAGCCGTCTTTGATGTGCTGCCTGCCGACTGTCACGATGTCGGAACGGCGGAACGCGGCCTCATAGGCGAGCGCATAGACGAGGCGCGGCATGGTCCCGATAGGGTGGGCCCGGCAGAACTGTTCGCGCTGCTCTGGCGTCCACGGGAGCCACGTGCTCTTGCCCATCTTGGCGCGCTTCACGCCTATCGCCGGGTTCTGCTTCACATGTCCGGCCTCAATGCCCCAGACATAGAGCGCCTTCACCGATTTCAGGAAATTGTTTGCGGCGCCGGGGGTCTGGGCCCTCTTGTCGCGTCCAGCCTTAACGGCGGCGCTGGTGAGCGTGCGGGCGTCCTTGTCGCCATTCTCGCGGGCGACCCGTCCGAGGATCGATCGCTGCTGCACCTGCGTGGCCTTGGCGAGCCCGGCAAAGTGCGCGCTGGCGAAATACTGGTTGATGAGCCAGCCGAGCGAATAGGGCTGCACCCGAATAGTGCCCGGCTTCGCGCTCTTGGTTTTCAGGGCGTCCTTGTATTCCTTCGTGAAGCCCTCGTCTTCTGGTGTCAGCTTGAGGCGCACTTTGTTCTGACCCGGCCTGCGGACATACCAGCGCACTTGCCCGTGGCGGGTCACGTCCCTCACAAGGTAGTTATACCGGATCTTCGCCATACCTTCGGTCATAGCGCGACGGGTTCCCCCTTGTCATCTTTCCAGTCGTCATTGGCCGGCGCTCCGTCTTTCGTGAAGCGGTCGAGGTAATCATCAAGCTCTTCGATGAACCACACGACCATGTTGGAGCGCGGATCAGGCGGGCGATGAGGCGTAGGCATAAGGCCCCGGCTCACCCATTCCCTGAATGTGGATTCGGACGCGCCAACGTACTGCGCCGCCAATGGGGCGCGAAGGGCTCGCGGCCAACGTGCAGAGGCAGAGCGCGCGGTCATCAGTCGGCGGGTCCGAAAATCTCGCGAACATTTGTCATGATCCGCGCGCAGAGTTTGACGGCAACAATTGAGCCGACAAAGAAACCAATAATCCCGGCACCTGCTGTGCAGACCACCCCAACAACCAAAAGCTCGGCCAAGCTGAACGCCATCCCCTAGCCCTCCTTTGTGAGAGCGGCTGCGGTGCGGAGACTGCCGAACTCGAATAATCCGAATGGCTCGGTGCATCCTCTGGCTTGGACTGTGAGAATTGCGTCGTCTGGCCAATGAGCGTTGCCCTTGCAGTGCAGGTGACCGAACTTCGTCAGCGCCTCCCGCGTCCCGACCTTGTTCACCTCTAGCCCGGCCGCAGAAAGGGCGGCGCGAATCTCGCTCGCGCCAAGCCGCCAATCGCCCTGTCCGGCAATGTTCTCCAATGCTTCATTTAGTTTCTCAACATTATCAGCCATCATTCTTTTCCTCCGCTAGAGCTTTGAGTAGGGCGATGCAGACTGCGAGGGCGGGGGTTTTTGCCTCGCCGGTGACAAATGTGGACGCGTTCAAATCAATCGCCGTGCCCCATCCGCTTGATATGACGGTCAGCCCAAATCGAAGATCATGCAAAGAGCCCAGCCTCTCCTCAACAAGCGCTAGGGCTGCGTTGAGGTCGGTAGTGAGGTTGGGTATTCCCCAAACCCCACAGATGCCGCCGCAGTGGTTTGGAAACTGCTCTATAGCCTCCGGCAGGGTACAGCCGTTAAAAACTTCATCGGAGCCAACGGCTTCGGCGTAAACGCGAGCATCGAGCTCCCAGCTCCCCTCCGTCGCTTTCTCCAGTCTCTCAATAATATCGTTCAGTTGAGTCATTGGGGGTTGCCTTTCAGGGATTGGGCGATGGAAAGCACGTTGCAATTGAACTCTATGCTGGTGCCGTCATTGCTGCCGAATGGGCCGGTGACTTCCAGTTCAACGGTGAGCCTGACGGGGCCGTTTTTCTTGATGTGCCGCTCAAGCGTCAGCCGGTGTTTCTCGACATCGAGGATGGCAAAGTTGCTTGTGATAGCTGGCAGCTTCTCTCTCAGCATCACTCACCGCCTTTCGGGGTGAGGGTGGCAAGGGTTAGGCGCGACACAGAGGGAACCTCGCCCAAGCGGCCCGGCTTTGTGTAAATGTAACCGCTTTTGATCTCTTTCGTCACACCACCGACAGTCAGTTTGACGTATCTGTCTCCGTCGTATTCATGCAAAGCATCGATCCGCCTGACAGGCGCTCGCTTGCCCGGTTCGTCACCCAATTCGACAATCGGGTAGTCGGTCCATAAGCAAATCATCTCACTTAACCTTTCTTCCCGAATGGACGGGACTGGAGTTTACGGGTCAAAACGGCGTGCTTTCCCAATCTCCACGGATAATGTGGTTGCTGGAAAGCACGTCAGTATCGTGGAGATGGTTCGGAGCCGGATCCCATTCGTTCAGGCTATTCCACTCGACCCGGTTCGAGATGACATAGCCCAGCGTCTGGAGTACGTAGAATTTCACGTTGGGTTGCTGCAGTGCAAGCCTCTGGGCTTCTTTCTGCGCACTCTCCAGAGAGCCATGGACACGGGGGCGTGCGGCTGGCCCGTTCACTGCGTTGACGACGATATAGCTCATTACATTTTACCTTTCCGGTATCGTGGGTGATCTTTTGAAAGCGGGCTGACATATCCCTTGGGTGGCTTGCGGAAGCTGCCTTTCGGCTTTGCCTTCGCCTTAGTGCGGGTCAGGTCCGGCTCGAACCTGCGGCCCTTCCACATGGCGGAGGTTTCCGGCCCGGCTTCGCGTTTGTTGCACTGCTCCAGCCAGAGGCTTACATTTGTTGGGACGTGACCTGGCGAGCCTTTGCCCGCCCGAAAGTGCGGGTGCGCTATGACGATCTTTCCTACGACCAGAGGCACTTCACCCCGGCACTCGTTGCACGTGCACATGCCGCGCTGCACAAGCCATAGCCCTTCGACGGAGACAGGCAGGGCAGGAAGCCCCCGCTTCTTCGTCTCGCGTCTCTGAGCCGCCTCTCTGTCACGCAGGCGGGCCTTCTCAGCGTCTGGGACTTCGGCCCATGTCAGGGGCTTGCGCTTCTCTGGGGTGCGGTCTGGGGTCATGGTTAGACGCTTTCGACCTTGACCCCGACGATGACGGCAAGCGCCTGAAGGATGTCTCCGCCATATGCGCAGCCGGAGCCATATCCGCCGTCGCCCAATGGCTTTACCTCGCCATCGCGGGCAAGTGGCGCAGGATCGTCCTCGTCCTCATAGCCAGCTGCGTACAGCCACCAGCAATCGTTATCGATAACGGCCACACAGCCGGGATTATCCCGAATGATCTTCGCAAGGTCTTTTTGTTTTCCCATCTCTCTCTCATCCTTCATGCTGCGGCGGGTTAGCGCATCTGTCCTGCGGCGCGTGCATTGCTCTGCTCGGTGCGCCACATCTCAATCACGGCACTAGCGGCGGACCTTCTGTCTCGCTTTGCGTAGTCCATTTCTGCGAGCATCTTCTTCTGCTCTAGGTGGGCTTCGTAGTCTGGGTGAGCGCGTGCCCATGCCTCTTTTGCGGCGGCCGATTTCTCGTTGCTCTGACCCATGAGTTTTGCCAGCACGACCTTATCAAGATCTGCCATGTGCTCATGACCAGCGCGTGCCTTGGCGGCTTCGTTCTCACGGTCGATGAGAATTTCCATCGCCCATTCAAGCTGTCGGTCGGTGATCGGCATGGATCATCTCCTAGAAAGGAATCTCGTCTTCAAAATCTTGGTTGAAGTCCTGCGGCGTTTCCGGGCGGCTCTGGTCGTGGGAATAGTCGCCCGTGCGGTTGTTGCCTGACCCGCCACCGGCGCCGTCCAGCATCACAAGCGTTCCGTCGAAGCCTTGCAGGACGACTTCGGTGGAGTAGCGGTCATTGCCCTGTTGGTCGGACCATTTGCGGACCGAGAACTTACCGGCCACATAGACCTTGCTACCCTTCTTCAGATAGCGCCCGGCAATGTCGGCAAGCCCAGCCCATGCGACCACGGGAACCCATGTGGTGCGCTCTTGGCGTTCGCCATTTTTGTCTTTCCATTTCTCACTGACAGCCAGAGAGAAGTTGGCGACACGGGTGCCGGATTGGGTCTGGTTGACGGTCGGGTCACCGCCCAAAAAGCCGATAAACTCACATCTGTTCAGCATTATGCGGCATCCTTCATTTTCAGGGTTTCGAGTTCGGCCACCTTGGCCTCAACTTCGGAGAGGAAGGCCTTCACTTCGGCCTCCAGCTCGGCAATGCGCTCGTCGTCGCGGCGGACCCGCTTCACGAACAACTGCAGCTCCACTGGCATGCGCGGGTCAAAGCTGACGAAATCGCACCATGCGCGCCCCGTGCAGGCCAGCTGCCAGTAGATCTGTGTGAGGTATCGAGACGGCACGCTCTGGCCTGTCAGGGTGTCGATATGGGTTGCCGTGTTGGGGCATTTGATTTCAAGCAGCCCAGCCGCACCCACAAAGCCGTCAGGAGACGCGCCAGCGGCCTCGATAGAGGGGTGCTGGACGAAGCCAGCTTCCTCGACCTCGACGCCGTACAGGAACGCATAGGCGGCCCTCGCTTGCGGCTCTGTGTCGATACCGTGTTGCATCGCGGCGCTGGTGAATGTCTCTTCGACGTTTCCAGTCAGGCGCTCGGCAACCAGCTGGGCAAGATAGTTCTTGCGGCTGGCGGCCGGGCCGGATTTCGTCTTGGCGATGATGTCAGCAACACGCGAGGCCGTGACCTTGCCGCAGCGTTGCGCGAACCAAGCGCGCGAACCCTGTTCGATCATTGCAGCTTCTCCTTGTTCGATGTGGTGGCGGCATTCTCAATGCGGCGTTGGAGCGAACGGCGGGCGCTCTCGTAAGCCTCGAAAGGCATTTCCTCCAGCGTGTCGCCCGGCACCTTCTGGGTGTTGAGAAACTTGATGAACGCCTCTTCGGTCCCGCCCGCTTCCTTGATCAGCTTTTTGAGATGCTGGACCTGCTGCGTCGTCATGGTGCCTTGCGACTCCATACCTGCGCGCTGACCGTCATCGTCCTTAACGACCAAATCCCAGATCAGCAGCTTGAGGTAACGTCGACCGTAGGTCATGGATGACCCAAAGGCGTGCGTGTCCGTCTTGTTGGCGGTGCCTTTTATTCCCGTCTTGTCCTCAGGAATATCGGCCTCATAAAGCTCGGTGTGGCCTTCCTCGTGGATGAGCTTGCCGATGATTTTGTAATAGCCGTCGCGGGCGCTTTGCGCGGTGCTGTAAGAGATAGAGAAACCGTGCTCCTCCTGGACCGGATCAATCACGTCCGCAACTGCGGTGCCATCTGCATATTTCGACTTGGTTTGCTCGTTGTACTTGTTGCGATAGACGGGCCGGACCTCTTTCTTGCAGGCGACGAACGCGCGATTGAATAGGCGCTGTGCGTCCCGGTCCTCTTCCTCACGCTTCATCTGCAGGAGGGCCTGCATCTTGTTCACGTCCACCTGCGGATCGCGGGCGGCCTGTGCGATGACCTGCATCAGCTCCATGGGCTGATGATCTTCCTGAGCAGCCAATTCCTGGCGGCGTTCTGTAGTTGCGAGTTCGGCCATCAGCCTTCATCCTTCTGCTTCAGTGTTTCGAGGGTGGTGCGGGCGCGGTCGCACCAGCTCAGTGGTGCCGAAAAAGTGACGCCAGCCGGGTCTTTCATGCGGAAAGCGCAGATCAGCGAACCATCTTCGCTAAGCTCAACTGACATCGGCGTCAGGCGCGCAAAAGGCTCCAGCGCTTCCACTAGTCTCTTGATCAGCTCTTCTCTGTCGCTCATGGCTCAGCCCTCCCCTTTCCGTGAGAGGGTGGCGCGGGCATTGCGGAAATCTCCAACGGCAAGCGTCATATCCTCAGACAAATCCGGCAGACCTCTCCGCGCATGGCTTGTGCGAATCCTGACAACGGTGTCGTAGTCTTCGTCGCGCCAATCTTGCTGCGGAAGATCAACATCGACCTGCGCAACAAGGGTTTCGGCGAATGGTCTTAGCGCCTCTTTCAGCCGCGCATTCTCAGCCTCCAGCTCCTCCACCCGTCCCTGATCTGCTGGGATGAGGGAGCCGGAGCGGTCGCGGAGTAGCTGCCAGATTTCCAAGGCAAGGTGGTTGGTTTCAGGCCCGTGCGGCTGGCACTTCCAGTAAAGCTCGGACAAAAGTTGATCGGACAGATTACTCATGCCGCCCTCCCGTGATTTGGATGAAAGTTGTGTTCGCGCTCCGCGCGCTTCCTAGCGGCGATCGCGTCTCGCTTTTTTGAGTACGTGCCGAGACTGATCCGCTTGCCGGTCAGGCTGTGAGGCTCGCCATCCTTGATGGCCGTGACCCAATAGGGGCCGGGGCGTGACGGCGAACCAGTGCGTGCGTAGACGCTCATCCCGTCCTCCCTTCATCCCGCAGGCAAAGGGAGTGTCTGCGAGACTTGGCTTTTGCGCGCTCAAGTTGGCGGCGCTGTTGACGGGTCAGAGGCTCTTCAGGCACATAGCCAAGCAGAGCCTTCATTTCGGCACGCTTGGCCTTTTCTGCCCTTGCCACCGACTCTTGGCTTAGGCGCTCAAGTTCGTCGTGGTCTTGCGGCTGCTCTTTGCTCACGGCTTCCCGCTCACGCGCCACTCGTTCTGCGGCGCGCTGTGAGACGATAGCCATACCAGCCATAGCCAGATGAGCGCCGGTGATTACTCCATATCGGCTCATGGGCTCACTCCTGTCTCATCCCGCAGGCAAAGGGCTTCCCTGAAGGCTTGTGTGTCCTGTTTCTCGATGGAGGCGTGGGCGTGCTCTTCTGCCTTTGCGGCGTCTGGGAATTGAGCGCGCCATGTGCTGTCTGTGTCGCCTTCCAGTTCAGCAGAAAGCATCTCGACGGCGTGGCGTATGTTTTCCGCCCAGTCCATGTAGTCCTGAAGGTACCCACGCTCCGCGCGGCGGTCGGCTTGCAGCTTCGCGATCTGGCTGTTGATGGCGTCAATCCGCTTGCCGATGGCTTTTACGTGCTGATCATAAAGGTCAGCCCGATCTTCCAGCCGGTCTACAACCTTAAGCGTCTGGGCGCGTTCGTGGGCGGGGAGGGTGAGGGGGGCGGTCATGGTGCCACCACCCTTCCAAGAGCGACGCGCGCAGCGTCGATGCGCCCGTACAGGACGCCCTGAAACAAGGCGATGCGGTCGCCTTTGTCTGTGAGGCGGAACCGGCGCGCCAGTTCGTTTGCGACCAGGAAGCGCTTGGCGAACTGAATGTCGTCAGTCGCAACGTAGTTCAGGTCTCCGACACGCCAGCTGTTAAAGTCGCCCTCGGACGGATCATAATGCCCGCCGCCGGTGAGTAGCGCGCAGCCAAGCATATCGAAGATGTCAGGCAAGCGCTCACCAGACACAACGAGGAAGTCATGGTCACTTTCGGCGTGCGCTGCCCCCTCAATTGTTTGAGAACCGACAGGCCAGATGAAGGCGCTCGCCTCTCTGAGACGTTCCTGATGCTCAACCGGGATGATGGCAGGCCAATCGGTAAGAGGAGCCGGGAAGTGCTCAAATTGGCGGTCAATAATGAATTGTGTCAGCTTGCGGAACATCACGCCACCCCCTTCCGGAGTTCGGCCCGCACGGCACGGGCGGGGTCGGTGCGCTTCAGCCGTGCCTCGAAATAGTCGAGAATGTCGCTTGTCTCGTCGCCCTTGGCTGCGCCGGGGTATTCCGCCGCGATGTGCGCGCGGTAGTCCGCAATCGTCATCTGGCGACAGCCCGCCGTGATGACGTGGCCGCACTCGGTTTCCCAGAGAAAGAACTGGTACTGGTCGTTGAGGCGAACGGCGCTGGCTAGTAGCGACTTGATCTTGACGCCGCCTCCGAGGTACGCGCCTCTGAGGTCCGCGCCTCCGAGGTACGCGCCTCTGAGGTCCGCGCCTCTGAGGTACGCGCCTCTGAGGTCCGCGCCTCCGAGGTACGCGCCTCCGAGGTACGCGCCTCCGAGGTACGCGCCTCCGAGGTACGCGCCTCCGAGGTCCGCGCCTGTCTTGATGGCCCACTTTACGGCAAGGCCGATCTTGATGCTGCGGCTGGCATTCTCATCGCAATCAATCTCTGCGGTGAATTGGACGGTACCGGAAAAGCGGTTGAGGATATCGAGGCTGATCATCACGCAGCCCCCTTCATGGAAGCACGGGCGGCGCGGGCACGCAGGAGGTTCAGGCAATCCGCCATGATCTTCGACTTGTCCGTAGCGCCGTTGTCGTCTTTCCAGTCTTCAACGTCATGGAAGTGGTCGCAGAGAGCTTCGGAGGCGTGTTGAATTGCTTCTTCGGTCCAAGGCTCGGGGGCGTTGCGCATGGCTGTCTCGGTCGCAAAGGCGATCTCTGCGCACTCCATGGCGCGGGAGACATTCCATTGACGGGCGGTGACGAAACCTTCGCTGAGGTTGCGGAAGTGTTCGCGGGGGTCGGTGGCGGTTGCCATGTCTGTGCTCCTCTTAAGCGGCTTGTTTCTGGATCGCGGGAAGCGCGAGGGGTTCCGGCGGCGTGTCGCTGAGCCATTCGCAAAGCCTGTCAAATTGCCATGCCTCTTCGGCGTCCCCTGCGGCGTCCCATGCGGCGACCCCTATCTTCCCATCGGCATACAGGCGCGCAGCCTCAATAGCCTTGCGTGGGCGGTCATCGCCGGGGCATTCTTTCTCAAAAATGTGAAGCACGCGGGCGGCACAATCTGCCATCCAATGGCGGAGGCGGCGCTCAACTTGCTTGTCAGAGCGGGCCACGGAAGAGGCGGCCCAGACGATATTGTCGAAGCTGACGCCAGCGTCTCGCGCCTGTTGGGCCGTGATCAGCTTGCCGTTCCATTTGCGGGGACCGCCGAGCACTTTCGTGACCGCGCGAAACTCTTCCTCGCAAGGGTCAAGCGCCTTGAGCTGTTTGTGGGTGAGGCCGAATGGCATGTCTGTGCTCCTCTTTGTGTGCGCTTAGCGGTTGCGCTTTTCGGCTTGGTCGTCTGCGCTGCGGACGTGGAAAATCTCGCCAAGAGACTTGTCGACCCAGCCGCGAAGCTCCGCGCGAAGCCCGTCTTTCAGAGCGCCTGCGGCGTTGAGGGTTTGCTGATGCAGCTCTTTGTGGAAGTCTTGGCCGCACAGCTTGAGCAGCGTGTGTTCGGCACGGGTAGTGTTGTCGCCGTATGAGATCTTGGGGGTGGGCTTGCCGTTCCGGTCGACCGTCTCCTGCCAGTAGTTCTGAACCATGGCCGCCAGCTTCTTGCTGATCGTCGTTGGTTCGCCCTGCGGGCGTCCGAAGCTGTCGATTTCGTGAAACTCGCGGTCGAAGCCGTCCTTCATGGCGGCTTCAATCTGGTCGTTAATCACCGCGTCGAATTTCTCGCTGAACAGCTTGTCGATACGGGCGTCGACGGTCTCGCGTACCTGTTTGAAGAGATCGTCTTCGTCGATGACGGTGTCTGCGGCTTTTGTTGCCGCCATCCGCATCAGTTCATCAGTGTCGAGTTCGAATGCCATGTCTGTGCTCCTCAGTGGTTAGCTGAGAAGAGATTTAAGACACAATGAAATTTAAGGCAAGCTAAAATTTAAGTACAATTGAAATTTATTCGCCGACAGCTGCTTTCAGCATTGCGAGAACCGTTCCGCGATTCCCTTCATTCAGGCGACCAACGAGGTCCAGGACCTCGCTATCAATGGTAGGATTATTCTCAACGAGCATGGAGACAGATACGTCCAGCGCGTTCGCAAATGCGTGTAGTTGCTCCAGCGTGGGGCTCTGAGCGCCGCGCTCGATGTTGCTGATGGTGACGTGGGACATCAACGGCTCGCCGGGCTCGGACTCCATGCGTTCGGCGAGCTGCTTTTGAGACAGCCCCCGTTTCTTCCGCCATTGTTTGATGTAGTGCTCTTGCATGGTGCTGAAATTCTACAGCCATGCGCAGACAGTGTATTTGTGCCATAACTTAAATTTTCGCTTGTCTTAAATTTTAGTCTAGCTTAAATGGGTGGCATGAAGCACCCACTAAGAGCTTGGCTGAAGTCGCGCGATATCAGCGTGACAGCGTTCTGCGAAGGGCGTCCGTTCTCCTATCCGACTGTGTACAAGCTGCTGAAGGGTGAAGGCACGTTTTCGGTCGATACCCTGATCGAGATAGCCGCCGCCACTGATGACGATGTGTCTGTTTCGACGCTGGTCGATACGCTCAGAGAGCAACGGCAAGGCGCACAAAGCGAGGCCGCAGCATGAGCGTCCTTGGTACGGTATATTTCATCCAAGAGTGTGAAGCGGGTCCGGTCAAAATTGGCTGGACGGCAGGTGCTCCGACCGTTCGCCTTGCTGCGCTCCAGACTGGCAACCCTAGGCAGCTTAGTATTGTCGCCGCCCAACTTGGCGTAACGGCCGAAACTGAGAGGTTCTGGCACAAGCATTTTGCAGCGTCGCATCTGCGCGCGGAATGGTTCGACTGCACGCCGGAAGTGGCTGAGGTGATCGCGCTTTATCGGTGGGTTGATCCTCGGCTCGGTCATCCGGTCTCCAAATATCTCAAGGCGTCCGGCCTGTCCCGTGAAGAGCTTTCAGAGCGCGCGGGCATTTCTCGCACGACGCTTTGGCGGATTATGTCGGGCAAGGGTGAGCACTCCACGGCGACGCTTAAGGCGGTTTCGGACGCCACTGGCAACGCCGTGACTCTGGCCCAACTTGTAGAGTCGAAAGCACAAAGCGAGGCCGCCTGAATGTCAGCCTCGCTCGCCTTCTGGATCATTCTGTTTCTGGTGATTGTGGTTCTGCCCATCGCTGGCTGGCTCACCTATCGCTGCCTGAACTGGCGGGGCTGGCTTCCGTACACTGAGCCTCAAGGCAATCGGTTGCACGACGCGCTCGCGGCTAATCCGTGGAGGCGCGGATGATCTGGATGATCGTTTTCGACCTCATCGTCATTTTGCTTGGCTTCAGCTTTTCCGACAAAGATCGCTGGCCCGGTCGCTTTGGTTGCCTGTTTATCGGTCTTGGTTTGGCGTGGCTGGTCATCGACCTCGCTAAGTTTGCGGGGCTCGCATGATCTCCAATCCCTGCCATCTCGTCCCTCTGGCGAACCTCCTCCCTGTGGCAGGCACTCCCCGGGAGGTGTTCGCGCTTCCCGGGGCTTCTTCTTCACTGAATGCCATTGCGCTGCGTTCCCACCACGCCCTGAGCGCATGGCGAGAGCCGGGCGGGGCCATCGTCCCCGGTCCCGTCCGGCTCGCTCGTATCCTTAAGCGTGCGCTCGATTTCCACGGCGAGGCGCAGCTTTCTGAAACCTTCCACAATGAGACCCAGACCCTCGCTCATTTGGCGTCTGGCTCTCGCATCTGTCGTCATAGGCGCTCCTTTGTGTGCCGTCCGTCTCCATGGAGAGCAATCTACCCATGGAGATGAGAATGAATATTCAGGAAAACCGCAACTTCTTGCGGTCCGTCGCAGAACGCCGCTGGACGCGCTTTTGCCAGAACCATTGGCCGAGCGCCGCAGCCATGCGCGCCGACCTGGAGTCGCGCAACGTCATCATCTCAGAGCGCACCGCCGAGAACTATCGGCAAGGGCATCTGCCCGCACTCCTGATCGTCATTTCGATGATCAACGCGGGCTACTGGCCGAGCCTTCAAAGGGTGTTCGAGCCCTTCATCCAAGCCGGGGGCATCGCGGCTCTCGAAGCCGAACTCAACGATAAGAAAAGAGAGGTCATGCAGCATGAGCGTGAACTTGAGGAACTTCGCCGGGCCAATCGCAGCCCCGTTCCTGATTGCCATACAGCTGACTGGTAGCAGCCTCCGCAAGCTAGGCTGGGGCACCTACGAGGCAGGCTTCAATATGGAGCGCTGGGCGCTACGCCGTCGCCTCTCCGACAAGGGAGGGCAGGGGGAATGAGTGAGAACTGGAAGCACGACGATCTAGCCCGCGATTTGGCCGATCACCTCAGCGCGCCAAACCGCATGATTTGGACGGATATGCAGATGGGACCGAGCGGCAACCCTCGCCCGGACGTGTACACCATGCAAAAGTCTTTCGCTAATCCGCGCCCGGTTAGCTACGAGATCAAGATCAGCCGGTCCGATTTTCTGTCGGACGTGACTAGCGCCAAGTGGCAGAGCTATCTGAAGTTCTCCGGCGGCGTCATTTTCGCCGTGCCCAAAGGGCTTATCACGAAGAACGACGTGCCGCAGGAGTGTGGGCTTATCGTCCGCAGCGACGCGGGCTGGAAGACGCTAAAGCGAGAGCGCCCCGGCACTGGTCGACCGGACTTCACGGCCATGATGAAAATGCTGATCGATGGCGTCGACCGCGTTCGAGAGAAAAGGGAGGCTAGTCCACGGCGCCACGACCTCTGGACTATTTCGGAAAGCGTTCGGAAAGACTGCGGCGAGGATGTTGCCCGCATCCTACGAGATGTGCGCGGCTTGAAAGACCACGTCGAGTACCAGCGCACCGAAGCCGCCAAGATGCGCGATGAAGCGGCTTGTGTTCTGCGCGATGCAAAGCTTGAAGCCAGAGAAAAGGCCGAGCAGGCAAAGCAGGCAGTTCTGCGGGAGATAGAGGGCCTTCGTGTAGAGGCGGCTTTGGCTCTCGGATTGCCGCGTGACAGCGACTGGAGGCAGCTTCGATACAAGCGCCGTAACATCATTCATTTGCTATCTGAGCAGGGCATCGTTCAAGACCTTGAGCAGGAGATCCGCAATCTTCGGAGCATCCTTAAGCAGGCAGCCGAAGCGGGCGAAAAGGTGCTCGCTCACGAGCGGGTCCGTGAAGATTTTTTTGAAGGGCCCGCGCGGTCGAGTTTCGCTCCCTGCCCGAATGGGGGCGCGCGATGACTAAACACTGCGAAGGATGCGCCCTCCACGGCCCGCAAAATGTCCCGGCCGTCGGAACCTTCAAGTTCCCTGATGGGCATATCGCAACTGGTTGCCGTAATCATCTGGATCAGTGGGCGGTGTCAGTGCCGCACATCTTTGGTGAGCACCCCTATAAAGGCGAGGTCGGCTCCAAGGGCGGCGGCGCTTCTGCTGAGATGGCTGCGAAGCTGTCGGGTGAGGTCGGCACGATCCGGCTCAAGGTTCTCTCGCACATCGTCACGCACGGTCAGAAGGGCGCAGAGGACGTTGCTGCATCTATCGGTATCGACGCCGATATTGTCAGCCCGCGCCTCTCCGAACTGAAAGAAATGGGCCTCGCCTACAAAGGACCCCGCACCGCCAAAACAAGGATGGGCAACAGTGCGCACGTCTATGGTGCCACACAGGCCGGACGCGAAGCTGTCGCGGGGCAGGTGGCGGCATGACTCACTCCGCAAAGACCTGGGTAGAGCGCAAAAAGGTCGCAGAAGATGTTTGCGACCGTGGCGGCGGATTTGAGAAGATTGGCGAAGAGTGGGGCACCAGCCGCATCTACGCCTACAGAGAAACAAGGCGTCGCTGGCCAGACCTTTACTCGCGTATTCTGGATCGCCCGCACAAGAACGCGACGTCGCCAAGTGAGGCAGTGCGCCGCTGCCGAGCAATAGCCAATAGAAAAACGTCTATCTCGTCCGTCGCGAGGGCCCTTGGCCTCTCCCGGCCTGCATTGACGCAGTGGCTCAATCGCAACGCGCCGGACGGACCTCAGAGCCTGCTCGAAGATTACGAGGATCATTGGAGGATTTCGGTATGAACTACAAGAAAACGCCCGCGCACGAAGCTCATGACCTCATGACTAAGGAGGGGCTTTCTCAGAAAGAGGCAGGCGTCAGGATGGGGCGCACTGGCTCGGCCGTCGCTGGCCTGAAAAAGAGGTATCTCACCACCCTTCGCAATGAGGATAGAGACCTTGAGATTTTGAGGCTCAATGATCAAGGGCTGTCCGCCCGTGAGATCAGCGACAAGCTGGACGTGGCCGTGAGGCATGTGCGCCAGTTCCTCACGGGAGCGCTGGCGGATGACTGAGTGTGGAGAACAAAACCCAGAGCATTGCACGAAGAAACTTTGGTGCGCCTCATGCGCGCCAGTGGGGAGTAAGTTTGAGCAGTTCGGCACCGAAAACATTCCGGCGCTTCGCTCCGACAACCTCCGCGAACCGCGCGAATATCCCGACGAGTTCAAGACGGTCGTGGAATCCTTCCTGCCTGTCCTGAAAACGCTGGAGGAACGCCAGAAAGAGAAAGGGGAGGACGATGGAAGCGCCTCATAACCTTTCTGCTGAAGCGGGCGTCCTTGGCGCCATCCTGTACGATAATGCCGCATTCTACCGCGTGCGCGATGTTCTTCACGGTGAGTGCTTCTATTCGCTCGCGCACCGCGCCGTATGGGAAGCCATAGAAACGCATATTCGAGAGGGCCGAGTTGCTGATGGCGTCACCCTTCGCGAATGGTTTGAGGGCGAGTCCAGGCTGAAGGAAATTGGCGGGGCCGCCTATCTTGGCGACCTTTTGGACCAATGCGCCTTTGGCCCAGAAATCATCGACTATGCGGGCATGGTTGCCAGCCTGTGGAAGCGCCGGTCTCTGGCGTCTCTTGGTGGTGAGCTAAGCAAGGCCGCGATGAATAGCGGCGACCCGGACAAGCTCCTCGGTGAACACGAGGCAGCGCTTGAGGAGCTGCAGAAGCACAGCGGCGCGGTTGTCGAGACCCATGACGCCGGCGCTTCGCTTCTGATGGCGCTTGAGAGCCAGAAGGATCGCGCCTCACGCTTTGTGAAGATGGGCCTGCCGTCACTGGATCGCAAGCTCGGCGGGCTCATGAAGGGCGCCATCCACGTGCTGGCTGCGCGGCCCTCTATGGGCAAGACAACGCTTGCAACGGTGATCGGCCACGAGATGGCCGAAGCGGGCGCGCCTGTCGGATTCTTTTCGCTAGAAATGCCGAGAGAATCCCTCGCCACGCGCAAGGCCTGCTATGAAGCATGGAAGCGCGGGCGGCGCATTCGCTATTTCGACGTTGAGCAAAATCAAGCGCGCCCCGAAGATCTGGAGTTTCTGGCAGGCGGCGTCGATGCGCTGTCAGCAAAGCGCTTCATGATCGATGATCGCATGGGCCTTTGTCCGCAGCAGATGGCAGCAGCGATACGCTCCATGAATATGCGTTCCAAGCGCGCCGGACATGGCCCCCTGCAAGTCATCTTTGTGGACCACATCGGCCACCTCAAGCCCGACGAAGGGCGCCGCAATCGATACGAAGATACCGGCAATGTGTCGAAGGCCCTTCTGGAAATTGCCAAGCGCTTTGATCTGGCTGTCGTTGTCATGGTGCAGCTCAACCGTGCCTCGCAGGCCGAGAAGCGCAAGCCGCTGCTGCATGACCTGCGCAACTCTGGTGAGATCGAGGAGGACGCGCATAGCGTCATCTTCCTACACCGCGAAGATTACTACCTGGAGCGTGCCCAGAGCGAGGGAACGCCGGAAGAGCAGGCCGACGCCTCGCGCAAGCTTACCGCCGTGCGTGGGCAGGCTGAAATCATCATTGCGAAGAACCGCAACGGCCCGGTCGGGACTGAGCTGTTCACGCACTCAATGGACAACAACGTGATCCGCGAGCGCGGGAACGTGGAGAGGGCAGCATGAGCAACAAGGCGATGTCATGGGCAATCGAGGTTCGCGGTCTGCCCATCAATACGAAGGCGATCCTGATGCTTCTGGCTGACTGTCACAATGGCAGTACAGGACAGTGCAACCCGTCAATGGATTGGCTGGAAGAGCGTTCCGGTCTCGGTGAGCGCGCCCTTCAAAATCACATGAAGGCCCTTGAAGCGGCCGGCCTAATTGAGCGCGAATACCAATATCACGGTCGCGGTCGCGGCTCCTCAGTGGGGCAATTCCATCTAAAAATCGGCATCACTGGAGCCGTATTGGGCCCGCAAAAGAATGCGCCCGCAAAAGAATGCGCCCGCAAAAATATGTCAATGGACCCGCAGAATGGTGCGGTCCCCTATAAGGAAGAACCGGAAGGAACCGGAAAGAGTAAAGTTGATTTCTCGATTTTCGAGGAAGCGTGGAAGCTCTACCAGTCTTGTTCCCTGAAAGCCTCTGGACAGACGAAGAAGAAAGCCCGAGACCAGTGGGGTAGGTCGGTCAGGAAGGCTGACCCGCAAGAAATCCTGAAAGCCATCCGCCTAGCCGTGGAGGCCCGACGAGCTCCGAAAGATTTCATCCCGCCACTGCCTGACATGTTCCGCTGGCTGAAGGATGAACGATACGCCGATGTGTTGCGAGAGGCGAAGCCGCGCATTGTCGAGACCTCGATAGAGGACTGGAAGACTGCGGCCCGCAACTACGTGGACAGCTGCGGCAACACATGGCCGGCCTATCTTGGCGATCCTCCACATTACTCGACCTGCCGCGCACCCGACGAAATCCTGAACCGCATCCGTCGCCTGCTTGCAGATGATCCGGCCGCCCCGAAAATCCCGCAAAGGAGTGCCGCATGACCCGTTCCAGATACCACACAAACCTGAACCTTCTATGCCTTCTCGCCTTGGCGCTCTGGTTCATTGCATGGCCGGGGGTGGCGTGATGGGGGAAATGCTTCCTGACCTTCAGCTGCCAATCGAAAGCATCGTGCGCGACCGCAATGCGGCGTTGGTGAAGTTTACCGAGGCGGCCGATTTGTTACAGGGCGCTCAAGAGGCCCGGCAGGCAGCGTCTGACACGCTAGCGCGCGCCTCGTTCGGGCGACGCCACCATGACCGCAGAGACGACCGCACGCGGCAGCTCAAGGCATTCGAGCTGCCATACGGCTATGATCGTGAAAAGGCGCTTGATGCGTTCCGGCAGGAACTGGACGCCAGCATTTGGGATGGGCTGGCAGACCGGCTGAACTTCCTGAATTTGATGGATGCGGACGACAAAGAGGCGTGGCGCTCATCGCTGGAAGAGTCGGCGCCCGAAATTACCGAAGAGAATATTGAGGCGACGCTCGCGGGCCTGCTGTCTGATTCCAGGCTGATCTTCCAGCGCGGACTTGCGCGCACCTTCTCCAGCCTCGACCGCCGGTTCAAATCCCACGACGTGTTCAGGTTCGATGCGCGGATCATCATCACCAACTTCATAGGCGATATGGGCCATATTTCCTACGGCTCTCGCTCCTACGACACGCTTGTCGACATTGAGCGCGCCTTTGCGACACTGGACGGTGAACCGCCAGAGCCTGACGCCTTGCGCGAAGCCATCCGAGAGGAACGCGCAGGGAAGGGCGGCTGGGGCCGCAAACAGGGCTATGTCGAAACCCGATACTTCCGCGTCCGCACATTCATGAACGGCAACGCGCATCTCTGGTTCACCCGCAAGGATCTGGTCGAAAAGGTCAATCAGGAACTCGCGGCCTACTATGGCGAGGTCATTCCCGACGCGGCCGAGCGCGGCGAGGAATTGAAGCCTGGCACGGCGGTCGCCAAGGATTTGCAGTTCTATCCGACGCCGGTTGAGGTCATCGAACGGCTTCTGCGCGACCATGACTTCACCGGCATGAATGTCCTGGAGCCCAGCGCCGGGACGGGGGCAATCGTCCGTGAGCTCAAGAGCCGGGGCGCATCGCGTATCACAGCTGTTGAGGTCAATGCGGAGCGCGCCGCATGTATCCAGAATTGGCCCGGCGTCATCGTCTACCGCGCCAACTTTCTCGACATGAAGGCCCGTCCCGAGTTTGATTGGGTCATCATGAACCCGCCTTTCTACGGCACGCACTGGATGGACCACGTGCTGCATGCCTTCGACTGGCTGAAGCCCGGCGGACGCCTGGTCGCAATTCTGCCGGCCACCGCCGAGATTGGCGAAAGCGCTAGGCACCAGAAGTTTCGAGCATGGGCTGAGAAGCGGGCGCCACGCTTTGAGCGGCTGTTCACTGATCTGCCACCCGAGAGCTTCAAGGCGAGCGGCACGCGGATACAGACCGTCGCTCTCCGCCTTTCCCGCCCATCCCGATAGCCACACAGAGGGGTTCTGACACATGGCAAGAACGAAACAGTCACGCAGGAAGCGTAAGCAGAAGCTCCGTCCAGAGTTCCAGGTGAGCGGCCCTCGCGAGCGTGAGCCGTCCGGCCGGGTGAAGTCCAAGCCGGGCAACATCGCCGCCCGCAAGCAGAAGCCCAGCCGTGCGCAACAGCTTCGCCTCGATCTTCTCAAAGGATCATCCGGCACGCCCGATGATCCGCTGCTGGTCGCGAAGACACAGGGTCTGCTCACCGATGATCAACACGAAGCCCTGCACCGCTATCGCCAGATCACGGAAGCCTACAGGGCGAGCATACAGGCTCCTAGAGAGGCGCCGGACATTCTCGGCACCCTGCAGCCCCGTAGAGGTGAAAAGATCACTACAGAGGAAGCCCTGATCCGATTGAAGGGCATTCATGGCGCGATGGAAGATTGCCTTGTCGGGTGCAGGATAGCCGAGCGCGAGCGGCTGCAGATGGTGGTGGCAGAATGGGGCCGGTATTTCACGCCTCACACCTGCGAGATCCTGCAGCATCCGGCCAGACGCCTTGCCCGGCACTTCTGGCCAGAGAGGTTCACGCAGAAATTTGGCGAGGCCGCTTGACAGGTCACGCGAAGCGTGAGAAGCCAGCAAAAGGAATAAGGGGAGTTGCGGCTAACGCGCTCCCCTTTGTGATTCTGCGGCGTGATGCCCGTATGCCAGTAAAAGGGCGCGTTCTACGGGAACCATGCGCACCGTCACGTGAGCCGCGAGGATCGGCGGCCCGCAGATACCCTTTCCCCGTCCGGCCCTAACCGGAACACTCACCCATAAGCCCAGAGCCATACACCAGCGTCCCGAGCAAGCTCGCGGCGGGGATTACTCATGTCGAAAGGAAGCGCCATGCTCACTGACCATGAACACCAAGCCGACACCAACCGGTACGGCCTCACAGAGCACGAACTGGCCGCTGACCGCGAGGCCGTGAAAGCGCGGGAAGCGCTGGCTGAAGAGGCGCGGGATTAACCTGTGGCTGCATGTCCCACCGGCCAGATAAACCGAAACCTGCACCAAAGGGCGAAACCTTAGCGTTTCTCGATAATGATCATGGCTGAAGATGACGCCAAAGCAGGCAGGCACCCTAAATACAGTGACCCCCTGCACTTCGAAAACTGCATCGATCAATACTTCGACCAGTGCGAAACTGACAAGCGCATCCCGACTGTTGCGGGGCTGGCCTACCATATGGGCTTTGCTTCGCGTCAGAGCCTCTGGGACTACGAGCAGAAGAAAGAATTTTCTTACGCCGCCACACGCGCGCGCCTGAGAATTGAGCAAGACCGTTCCGAACGCCTCATTGATCGGGAGAAGTATACGCCCGGCCTCGCGATGGATCTGGCAAGCAATCACAATTGGACCACCGCCCGCACAGAGACGGATGCTAGCGTCACGGTAAAGGACGCCGCAAGGAGCCTGGATGCCAAGCTCAGCAAATACGCTGACGCCGATACAGGCGAAGGCGCTCCTGAAGAATCTGACGCCTGACGAAAAGGCGGCGCTGAATTACCGCTGGAGCTTCTGGGCACGTCCCGACCAGCTGGAGCCTGAGGGCGATTGGACGGTATGGCTGGCACTCGCTGGCCGTGGATGGGGCAAGACCCGCACTGGTGCCGAATGGGTCCGGCAGATCAAGGACACGGTTGGGCGGATTGGCCTGATTGCTCCAACGGCCTCTGACGCCCGAGACGTGATGGTCGAGGGGGAAAGCGGAATCCTCGCAATTTCCCCGCCATGGGACCGTCCAGTGTATGAGCCGTCCAAGCGTCGGCTGACGTGGGACAACGGAACGATCGCCACGCTGTATTCGGCAGATGAGCCGGATCGTCTTCGCGGCCCCCAGCACGCGGCACTCTGGTGCGATGAATTGGCGGCATGGAAGTACATGCAGGAAGCATGGGACATGGCCATGTTCGGGCTTCGCCTTGGCGAGCGTCCGAAGGTCTGTGCAACCACGACGCCCCGGCCTTTGCCCTTGATACGGGAGCTGGTGCGCTCTGAAACAACGCACGTCACGCGGGGGCGGACGCACGACAATCTGATGAACCTCGCCCCGGCGTTCCGGCAGGCGGTTCTATCGAGGTACGAAGGCACACGGCTTGGCCGGCAAGAGCTTGAAGCCGAGATACTGGACGACATACCAGGCGCGCTCTGGACCCGGCAAATGGTCGAGGACGCTCTGTGGCGCGGCGACCTGCCGGACATGCGGCGTGTCGTGGTCGCGGTTGACCCATCAGGCGCGGGCGGCGGTGATGAAGAGACGGCGGACAGCATCGGCATTGTGGTTGCCGGTCTGGGTGTCGATGGACTGGCCTATGTCCTGTCGGATTGGACGTGTGATCTTTCCCCGGCGGGCTGGGGGCGGCGCGCTGTCGAGGCGTACCGGAAATACAGCGCCGACCGGATCGTTGCAGAGCGTAACTATGGCGGGGCGATGGTCGAGCACGTCATCCGCACCGTAGATAAGTCGGTGAGCTATAAGGAAGTGGTCGCATCGAGGGGCAAGGCCGTAAGGGCTGAGCCGGTTGCCGCGCTCTATGAGCAGGGCCGTGTGCGCCATGTCGGCGGATTGAGCGAGTTGGAGGATCAAATGGTGAGCATGACCTCTGATGGCTATATGGGCGATGGGTCGCCGGACAGGCTGGACGCTGCGGTGTGGGCGCTGAGCGATCTGATGCTGGGTGAGCAGGCGCCGCGCGCAGGCATGATCCTGTCCAAGAGGCATCGCTAATGGGCATCGCGCAGCGTTCCCTGACGATGATCGCCAATCGGGCGCGCTCGCTTCAGGCTATGTTTCCGGGCTATTTCGCCAATGCGAAGCACAACCATTACCGGGACTTCGGCTTTCCCGAAACGATAACGTTTGACCAGTTCCATGCGATGTATGCCCGCAACGGCATTGCATGCGCCGCAGTTGAAAAGACGGCAGGCAAGACGTGGCAGAGCTTTCCGTTTCTTATGGAGGGCGAAGAAAAGGATGCAGAGAGCCGGGCCGAAGGCGATATACGTCAGCGCTTTGATGATCTGCGCTTGTGGCAGAAGGTCAAGGAGGCGGACCTCCGGTCAATGGTCGGTGGTTATTCTGGCCTGATCCTGCGGCTGGCGGACAGCAAGAAATTCAACCAGCCGGTTGATCGCGTGCCGGGTGGTCTGATGGGCCTGGTCGAAGTTATTCCCGCATGGGAAGGCCAGCTCACGGTCAGTCAATGGGACTCTGACGAAACGTCGGAGACCTACGGTCAGCCGCTCATGTTCAACTTCACTGAATATGCGGTGGACAGCGACAAGGGCAGCACCAACCAGAAGAACCGATCGTTCGAGTTGCATCCTGATCGTGTCATTATCTGGTCACGCGATGGCACGGTTCACAACCGCTCCATGCTTGAGCCGGGCTTTAATGACCTGATGACGCTGGAAAAGGTCATCGGGGCAGGTGGCGAGGGCTTCTGGAAGAACGCCAAAGCGGCGCCTGTACTGGAGACGGATAAGGAAATCGACCTCGCTGATATGGCGAAGGGCATGGGCGTCTCGGCAGAAGACCTGCACGAGACGATGAGCGATCAGGTTGAGGACTGGCAAAAAGGCTTTGACGCGCTTCTCTGGCTGCAAGGGATGCAGGCCAAGTCGCTTCAGGTGAGCCTGCCTATCCCTGAGCATTTCGTGGCTGTGGCACTTCAATCTTTCGCGGCCTCGTTCGGCATTCCGTTGAAAATCCTTGTCGGCTCTCAGACTGGCGAGCGAGCTAGCACTGAAGACGCAAACGAATGGGCGCAAACCTGCATGTCCCGTCGCGAGGGGCAGACCATCCCGAACATCATGGCGCTGGTGAACCGACTGGAAGCGTTTGGTATCCTGCCGGAGCGCGACTGGTCGCTGGATTGGGCAGACCTGACCGAGGCCAGCATGGCCGAGAAGTTTGACCTCGCCATGAAGATGGCAGAGATCAACGCCAAGCTGTCACCAACGGGTGAGCTGGCTTTCCTTCAAGAGGAAATCCGCGCGCGGGTCGGCTTTGAGCCGCTGTCGCCGGAAGAGGCGTTTCGCGGTGAGCCTGATGACGATGAGGCAGCGGCGGCGCTTGGCCTCGACCCTGAGCCGATAGAGCCAGACGAAGACTAAGGAACCTGACAATGAACAAGCATGTCCGGGTGAACGTCCGTTCGCTCGCAAACACTAAGGCTGCGCAACGTGTAAAGCGCAATGGCCGCGACCTTCTGATCATTCCGTCGGCAACGCTGCCGGACAACGTGGTGATGAACGGCATCAAGTACCCTGCCGACGAGATCGAGCGCTCCTACAAGACGCTGAACCGGACCCCTGCGCCTTTCGGCCACCCGATGGTGGACGGCGTGTTTGTCAGTGCCCGCGAGCCTGAAGGCATCAATGCAAGCTGGGTTGGGGCCTGGAATGAGAACGTCCGTCGTGAAAATGGCCGGGTCTTTCTCGACAAGGTGATCGACATTGAGTTCGCCAAGCAACTAGAGGGCGGGCGCACCGTCCTGAACGCCGTGGACAAGGGCGAGCCGATCCATACCAGCACGGGGCTCCTGTGCGAGTTGGAGAATTGCGACGGCAGCGAAGACCACAAATTCATCGCCCGCAACATCATGTTTGACCATGACGCGATCCTCATAGGCGAGGACGGAGCGGCAACGCCTGAACAGGGCGTCGGTATGTTTGTCAACTCGAAGGGCGAACAGGAACAAGTCGAGGTGATCAACTCTGCTTTCGAGCGGGCTGATACCGAACTGGATTGGGCTGTCGACTCGATGGTCCGAGCGCTTGAACAGCGCGAAAAGGCTCCCCTCAAGGAGCGCATCAAGTCCGCTATTCTGGAGATGTTCACATCTTCCGAGCGGGAACCCTCTGCAAATCGAAAGGAAGCAGACATGACTGTATCGAAAGAACAGTTCGACGCGCTTTCCGCGAAGGTTGATACCCTCTCGGAGGCCATCAAGCCAGAGACTCTGGCGAACGCGGTCAAGGAAGCTGTGAAGCCCCTGACCGATAATCTGGAAGCCCTTCAGAATGCTCAGAAGGCGAAAGACGAGGCAGAGCTGAAAGGCTATGTCGAAACTATCGTCAAGGCAAACCTCCTCACCGAAGACGAGGCCAATGAGCTGACCCTCAATGCCGCCCGTTCGCTCGCAGAGAAGGCCAAGCCGGGCAAGGCTGCGCCCCTTAATCCGGCCTTCGCCGCTAACAACGGCAAGCCGACCTTCCAACTGCCGAAAGCGGAGGCATAACACATGGCACGCTATAACAAGATTTACCTCGGCCCGGTCTCCGAGGCCAAGCCGCAGGTTCTTGAGCTGACCGCAGCAGACGGCGATCTTTCGCCGGGCAACCTGCTGGTCATCTCTTCTGGTGAGTTCGACAATGCTGCCGCCGATACGGTCGGCAAGGTCTGGATTTGCCAGGACAACTATCTCGCCATGAAGACGGTCGATGATGACTATGCTGATGGCGACACCGTGATCGGCATGGAGCTGCTTGACGAGCAGATTTACGCCGGCCGCATTGCTGACGGCGTGAACATTTCAGCCATCGGCACTCCCCTGACCCCGGCTGCGGGCGGCCTTCTCGCCATTGCTTCTACGGAAGACAAGGTGATCGGCTACTCCACCGAGGCCTACAACAACACCTCTGGCTCGGAACAGCTGATCGCGTTCCGTGCGAGCCAGGGCTACCTCACCGCAGCCGCATAAGGAGTAACTGACATGCGCTACTTTGACGAACAGCTTGTCGCCAACTCCCGCCCTCACGCGGCTTGGTGGGAAGATGTAAAAGTCAACCGTGAATGGTTTCACCATACGGAAGACAACCTCGCAGCCGTGGGCAATGCTGCCTCGGTTCTGCCGCGTGATGCGTGGCTTGATCTGGACGGTATCACCCGCCGCGTCATGCGGAACGATGAAGGCCAGGCTTACATGACCGACCTCCTGCCGCTGGCAAAGGCGGTCAACATCGGCAAGCTGGTTCACCTGAACCGCGTTGCTTCCGATGCCGGCACGGTCAACCGTTCCCTGTCGGGTCAGGTGCCCAACACCCTCGACAAGGTGACGTATGACTACCGCGGCACGCCAGTTCCGATCTTCTCGTCCGGCTATGGCCGCGAGTGGCGGGAATGGAACACCCTGCAGTCCGAGAACTTCGACGCTCTGGCTGACGATCAGGAGGCGATTACCGCCGCCCTGCGTCAGGATATGGCGCAATATGTCCTCGACGGCGATTCCAGCATCGTGTTCCAGGGCTATACGGCGACCGGCATTCGCACCAACCCGCTCTCCAAGGTGATCAACCTTGGCACGGCCAATAGCGGTGCGAATATCGACCTCACCTCGACCTCGACCACCTCTGATGCCATCGACGGTTTCATCACGCAGACGCTTGGTGCAATGCTCGATGCGAACAACATCACTGGCGCCGTCAACCTGTACATCTCGCCTGAGATCGGCCGCAACTTCGACCGTTCGTACTCCGGTGCGTCCGGCCAGAAAGAAGGCAAGCTCTGGCAGTACCTCGAAAGCAACCGTCGCATCAACAAGATCGCGGTGACTTACGAGCTGACGGGCAACGAGCTGTTCGGCTTCGTGCCGAGTGCCGAGTATATCCGCCCGCTTGTCGGCATGGCCGTGAACACGACCGCCAAGACCCGCATGAACCCGACGGATAACTACCAGTTCCTCGTCATGGGTGCGATGGGCCTGGAAGTGCGCGCGGACTTCAGCGGCAAGACCGGCGTGTTCTACTCGACCGATATCGACTCCTAAACGTGATTGGCCCCGGCTTCGGTCGGGGCCTTTCCTCACCTGAAAGGACCAGCCATGCGTATCAAGATCACAGCACCCGGCATCTATGACGGACACGGCGCTGAAATTCCGGTCGGACGCGAGATGACCGTCAGCAGCGAGCCAACAGGCTGGGCTGGCCGCTATGAGATTATCGGGGAGACCGAGGGCAAGACCTTCGTTACGAATCCCGACCGCAAAGCCCGTCTGAAAGAGCTGGCCGAGGGTCTGTCTGACGACGATTTCACCAATGACGGTTCGCCGGACCTTCGCTGCATCAATGCCCTGCTGGAGGATGGCGAGAAGAAGTTCACCAGCGCAGAGCGTGATGCTCTCTGGAGCGCGGAATAGCCATGTATGGCACGGTGGAAGACTGGCGGACGTATGCGACCGAGCGGGGCGACAGTGCCCCGTCGGAAGCAACCGACGCAGCAGCGTCAGCAGCGCTTGTCCGAGCCAGTGACTATATCGAATTTCACTACGTTCGCCATTTCGTGCTGCCGTGCACGGCCGATATGCCGCTTGTGGCGAGGGCGGCTTATATTGCGGCCTCGCTTGAGCTTGCAACGCCTGGATTTTTCTCTGCCAACATCGTGCCCAATGAGGCCATTGCGGAAGTCGGCGCCGGTAGTGCTCGCGTGAAGTTTCGGGACGGGGTCGATCCAATTGCAGGGGCAGTGCCTGTCGTGTCGGCGATAGATTCCATGTTTGAAGATTGCGTTGCTAAAAGCAGGCGCTTCGGCTTGAGGACAATCGGCTGATGACTTCGCTTCTGGAGGGCCGCCTCGCAAGCATCATCGGCAATGCGCTGGTGAAGTCGAAATTGCCCTATACGCTGATTATTCCGCGCACTGAAGCGACCAGTGAACGCCCACCAGACCTTCCAACGTGGGAGACGTGGGAGCCAGAAGAGGAAACGACCGAGCACGAGTTCCTGGGCTTCGTGGACACCTACAGCGACTTCCTTGTCGGGAAGGGCGTCGTCGATGCCGACGATGTGAAGATCGTCCTTATCCAGAGCGAGATGCCTTTCAGGCCGCTCAAGTCTGACGTGATAAAAGCCCGAGGTCAAACCTACACCATTATCGACATCAGCGAAGACCCGGCCAAAGCCACTCTGGAAATCAGGGCGAAGGGATAGATGGCCCGCCGCCCGACCCGCGCTGAAGTCCGCAGGCAATTCGAGACACTGGCTGACCAGTACGAGAAGCAGCTTCTGGACGCCTTCATCGAAGCGGTAACAGACATTGCCAACCGGGCAGAGATCGGCCGCATGGTCGAGCGCCTGGAACGGGGAGACATTCAAGGCGCGCTGGATGCGGTTCATTTGGACCCGGCCGCTTTCAGGACTCTTGAGGAGGCCTTCAGGGCCGCTTATGGGGCAGGGGGCGTTGCCGCGGTAAGCGGTATGCCAGCGCTGCGAGATCCGAACGGCGGACGGCTGGTTGTCCGTTTCGACATGCGCGCGCCGCGTGTGGAGCGGTATCTGAGAGAGCATTCCTCGTCACTGGTCACGCGGATCATTGATGAGCAGCGCGAGAGCATCCGCCTGGTGCTTCAGCGCGGCATGATGGAAGGCGCCAATCCGAAGCGAACCGCGCTGAACATCGTCGGCAGGGTCCAGAGGGGCAGCAACAGGCGCACAGGCGGTATTCTGGGGCTTTCTGGTCCGCAGGCAAGGGCAGTCGAGAACGCGCGCTCAGGGCTGCTTTCTGGAGATCCTGACGCCATGCGCGCCTATCTCGGCCTGACACGCCGGGACAAGAGATTTGACCGGACGGTGGCAAAGGCGATCCGTGAAGGCAAAGGACTGGACCGGGACACGGTGGCGAGGATCACGGGCCGATACTCTGATCGGCTCCTGGCTCTTCGCGGCGAAACGATTGCACGGACTGAGACGCTAGGCGCGCTTGCCCGATCGAAAGATGAGGCGTTTCGCCAGCTGGTCGACACCGGCGCGGTGCAGGCACAGCAGGTCAAGAAGCGCTGGGTAGCGACAAAGGATAATCGGACGCGAGACAGCCATGCCGCGATAGACGGCGATATGGTCGCCCTTGACCAGCCATTCTCGAACGGACTCCTTTATCCGCACGCCCCCGGTGCGCCCGCCGAAGAAGTCGTGAATTGCCGCTGCACCTATGAGCACGTCGTGGATTACCTCGCAGGGATTGAGTGATGACCAGCTTTTCCGCTCAGGTTTCGGATTGGGTGAACGCCAGTCAGAGGCGGGTTGAGGCGGTCCGAAAGGAAAGCGCGCAACGGGTCGCACGGGAGGTTCGCGATAGAACGAGGGTCGACACCGGCTTTTTGCGGGCGAGCTTCATGGGATCGACAAGCGCCATGCCGCTCATTGATCGCAACGCCAAGCCTGCAGAGGGCCGCACCTATTCAGATGATGCGCAGATCGAGCTTGTGATCGCGGGATCGGCGCCAACCGACACGATCTACATGGGTTTCGTCGCAAGCTACGCGCGGCCGCGTGAGTATGAGGACGGCATGGTCCGGCTGGCGGCTCAGCAATGGCCTGGCATCGTGGGTCAGGCCGCCCGGGAAGCAAAGGCCCGGTCTATTCGTCCAACTTCTTGAGCAAGGCGAGCTTGAGGGCAAGCAGCACCTGCCGCGCCGCTCTCAGTGAATTGTTGCCAAGTTCTGTTTCGCCCCGGCTGTCATAGCCAATCGAATTGAGCGCCACGCCTAAGCGGGCCTCGACCTGTTCATCTGTGAGCGGGGGTTTGTCTGTCACCGGAAGGGTCTATTCCATGAAGCTGCGGATTAAAAGCGACGGCACACAATTCGGCACCTGCGTTGTTGATGAGAACGGGCGCGACATCTCAAGTCACATAACCGGCGTTAGCTTTGTTCACTCAGCTGGCGGCGTGCCGGTTGCGAATCTCGAATTGCACTTGGTCGAAATAGAGGAATATGACGGCAAAGTCGTGATGATCGGGCCGGACGGAAAAGAAGTTCGACGCATCGAGTACGCAGACGGCAGCGTGGATGACTACAGTGCCGACGACTGAGACACAAATCTGGCAAGCCCTGAAGACGCGGGTGGCCACACTGCCTGTCGGCTATGCCGTGTCATATCCTATGGAGCCGTTTGATCCGCCCGTGTCGGCAAGCGGGAAGCCGCTGCCCTACGTTGAGTGCCGACACCTACCTAACGACAACACGCGGCTGTTTATCAAGGGCAGCGACCCGCACGAGAGGATGGGCATTCTTCAGCTTTCGCTCATGTGGCCTGTATCGGATGTCGGGACGGGCAAGACACATCCTGACGTGCTGACGCAGAAGGCTGGCGAGATTGCCGCGCATTTCCCGGCGGACCTTGCGCTTGATTTTCAGGGCGCGCGTGTCCGCGTGGAGCGTGCTCCAGATGTGGCGCAGCCGCTTCGTGATGAGGCGTTCTGGCGTGTGCCGGTGTCCGTCAGATATCGAGGCTACGTCTAAACCCGATCCCGGCACAGCCCGGATAACCTGCCCGCTTTGGCGGGCTTTTTCATGTGCCAAGAGGAGATAAATCATGGCCATCAATGCGAATGCCGGCAGCAAGCTGTATATCAGCCCCACGCCGATTGAACCGGATACCCTCATTGAGGGCACTAACTCAGAGGCAATCACTGCTTTTGAGGCGATCAGCGACTGGGTTGAAGTCGAAGAAGTCGAAGATTTTGGCAATTTGACAGAAACGTCTGAGGTGATCACTTTCACGGCAGTTGGTAATCGCCGCGTGCGCAAGCTGAAAGGCCCGCGTGACGGGGGCACTCAGTCCGTTGTGGTTGGGCGTGATCCTTTGGATGAGGGTCAAATTGAGTTAATGGCTGCTGCGGATTCTGACTTCAACTATCCCTTCAAGGTAGAGCTTGCAGATGCTCGAACGTCAGATCACACCAAGTCGGTTCAGTATTACCTTGGGCTCGTAACGTCCAAGACAACCAATCTCGGCAACGTGTCGAACGTGCACCGCCGCAACTTCGATATCGCCAAAACTACCGATACCTATGAAGTTCCATCGGAAGACACCTCCGGCGCCTAACCCCATTCTCGCGTGAGATAGAGCCGCTGGCGTGTCGGGCGTCAGCGGCTCACCCGACAATCCCGATATTCCGAAAAGAGATTTACCCATGACTGACAAGAAGCAGAACGAAGAAGCCGTGTCCGCGCCCCTCAATCTCGACCCGTTCAAATCAGTGGACAAGGCCGAGATGAAAGTGCTCAGCGCCGCCGGCGAGCCGACTGGCTGGGTATGGACCATCGCGGGCCCCGGCCATCCGAACACCATCGCGCTTGAGGACGAAATCCTCGACAAATCGCTTGAGGAAGGCCGTGCCAAAGAGGCGGCTCGGGTGAACGGCAAGAAGTACAAGCCGCCCCACAAGACCAGCGAGGATATTCGTCGGGAAAATGCCGAGGCTGCGGCCTCGCGCGTTCTCGGCTGGAAGCCGGACACCGTTACCCTCAGCGGCGAGACTCTGAAGTTTTCCAAAGAGAGCGTCGTCAAGGCGCTGCGTGACCCTGATTATGGCGGCGAGCTGACGCGCCAGCTGACAGAGTTCTTCAAGAGCGAAGACTCTTTTTCGGGGCGTTCGGGGAAGAAGTAAGTCCGCTTGCTGATCGCGCCCGCGCCTATGCCGAGCGCACCTTTGAACTGGACCGCATTGAAGAGGGCCGCACCCGCCGGGAAAGGCTGGAAAGCCGTCTTGAGCGTGCGGTCCGTAAAGGCCGGGACGATATAGCCGCCTCTTATGAGGCTCAGCTTGTCGTCCCGCCATTTCCTACGGCGGCGGGCCATGCCTGGGCCGTCTGGCAGCGCATCCGCCGCCGCAAGGGATCGGGGCCTAACGGTCACGCTCCTGTCGAGTGGCCGGATATCGATGCCTTCGCCCGCATGACAGGCGTCATTCTTCTCCCGATCGACCTCTCTCTGCTCGAAGATTTCGACGACATGTTTCTCAAAAAGATGGCCGAAGACATCAAGCCGCTGGACGGCTCGGACCTCAAGGACCGGCTGAAAGAGCTTGGCCGCAAACACCAGAAAGGCGAGTGATATGGAAATTGCCAGCCTAGGCTTGCGGATCGACTCTCAGGATGTTGATAAAGGCACGCGTAGCCTTGAACGCTTTGAGCGTCAGTCGAGCCGGACCGAGGCAGCGGCCGCTCGACTGGGGCAGGCAGCAACGCGCGCTGTTGCGGGATTCGTCGCAATCGGCGTTGCCTCTATCGGCTTCAGCACGGCAACAGACCGGGCGAGAGAGTTCAACGCGGCCATTGCGGAAGTGTCCACGCTTCTGCCTGCGGTTCCGTCTGAGATCGATGCCATCACGGCTTCCTCGCGTGCACTGGTCGAGCAATACGGCGGGTCTGCCACGGCTCAGGCCAAGGCCTTCTATCAGGCCATCTCCGCAGGCGCTGGTGATGCAGCGGCTTCCGCAGAGCTTCTGGACACTGCAAACCGGGTGGCGATCGGCGGTATCACGCAGGTCACGACCGCTGTCGATGTCCTGACAACGGCCCAGAACGCCTATGCAGCAAGCGGGCTTCGCGCTGAGGACGCAGCCGATGCGCTCTTCGTTGGCATGAAGGCTGGTAAGACGACCATTGACGAGTTGTCCAATTCGCTCGGGCGGGCCATTCCGCAGGCAACGGCGGTCGGTTTCGAGTTCCACGAACTGGTCGCAGCCACCGCAGCCCTGACAACGCAGGGGCAAGACACAAAGCTTGCTGTCACGGGCCTCTCTGGCATCATGACGCAGCTTCTCAAGCCGTCCTCTCAGGCTGTGGAACTGGCAAACCAGCTTGGTATCGAGTTCACCGCCACGAAAGCGGCGACGATGGGCCTTGCCGGGTTCATGGAATACCTTGTCGAAAAGACCGATGGTAGCCAGGAAGCGCTCGCAACACTCTTCGGCTCGGTGGAATCACTTCGCGCTGTCTTCTCACTGGCAGGTCAGGGCGGCGTCAAGTTCAACGAGATCCTTGACCAGATGGAAGGGCGCGCCGGGGCAGCGAACGAGGCTTACGAGAAGATGGCCTCATCTCTCGACCAGCGCCTCAACGTCGCCATGTCCAAGTTCGGCAATATGGCCCTCACAGCAGGCGAAGCATCGCTCAACGTGCTTGTGCCGGCAATGGAAGGCGCGCTGGAGGTTACCGGCTTCCTGTCGGACAATATGGACGTGCTGACCACAGCGGGGGCCGCTTCGGCGGTCGTGTTCGGCGGGCCTATGGTTGCATCTTTCATGGCAAGCTCGACAGCCGCGAAAATCTTCACGGCTTCGGTCGCCACTCTCCGCGCCGGGATCACGCTGCTGCTTGGTCCGGTTGGGCTTGGCATCGCAGCCGTGGGCGCCCTGACGGCAATCCTCGTCCAGCAGGGCCGGGAGGCAGACCGCAGGGCAGCAGAGCTTGAAAGCTATGCCGCAGCGGCTGACGAGGCGCGGGAAGCGGCGCGTGCAGCACAGGGCAGGCTCTCAGCGTTTCGCGACAGGATTGGCGAGACAGGCGATGAGGCGCGTGAGGCGTCCGGGCTGGTAGATATGCTGGCTGGGTCGATTGACCGGCTCTCTGATGCAAGCCTGGCCGGCATGTTCGACCGCGCGCTTGGGGTGCTCGACCCCTACAAGACCATACTTGAAGACATTCGGGATGAGCAGTCGCTTGTCGGAATGGAAGGCGCAGCCCTTGCGGAAGCTCAGGAAACAAAAGCCCGTGAACTGGCCGATGCGACCATTCAGCAGCAGGCCGCCCTGACGCAGCTGAACGAGGCGACGGCAGAACAGGCCCGGCTTGAAGCCGAGCTGAACCGCGTCCGCTACACGGTGGAGGAAGGTCGCGTCACGCGCGAGTTGGAGGCACAGAACCAGATTGTTGCCGATCTGACGACAACATGGTCGAAGTGGTCGGCTGTCGTTTCGGGCCTCATGGATATCAACGTGGATGACTGGGCAGGTGACACCTTCCGCGAGCAGGAGCGCGCTGCTGAAGCAGCCGCCGAAGCCGTACAGGACACGATCACCGGGCTGCGCGAGGAACTGGCCCTGACGCGCGAGACTGACGACACGCAGCGCGCCATTCTGGAGAACCTTCAGGCGGCAGGTCTAGCCGCGAACGACAATAGCGCAGCGGCTCGTGAAATTCGCGACCTGACGCGCCAAAAGCTTGAGGCGGAAAAGGCACTCGAAGCGGCCAAGGCCGCCGGCGACACGATTGAAGACCTTGAAATCGAGGTTGACCAGCTTCAGCGCCTGACGGGCGCGCTTCGGCTTGGCGAAGAAGCTCACTATGCAGTTTCCCGCGCAATCGCCGTGGAAGACCTCATCCGCAAAAATGGCCTTGAAGGCATGGACGATGAGATTGCACGCATTACCGAGCTGGTGAATAGGCGTGCCGATCTACAAAGAACCTATGACGGCATGTCCCAAGATTTCGATGCCGCGAATGATAATGGCATTACCGAAACCGAAGCGACAAGCCGTCGCGAGAGTTTCGATGACCTCAACCGTGAACTGACCCTCGGCATCGATAACCCGCTGCTGCGTCTGGAACGCGACTATCGGCAGCAGTTGGAAATCGTCGAAGAATACGAGGCGCTGAAAACCCACGAAGTCGAGAAGGCCGCAGAGGCCCGCGCACTCATTGAGGATCAATACCTACGAGCGCAACGCGATATCATGCTCGGCACCTACTCCGAGATATTCGGCGATGTCGCCAGCATCATGCGCGATAGCGTCGGCGAACAGTCCGCTGCCTACAAGCTGATGATCGCGGCGCAACAGGGCTTTGTGATTGCATCCGCCACGCTGAACATCGCCAAGGCCCTCTCTGAGGCCTTGGCCCTTCCGTTCCCGCTCAACCTTGCCGAATGGGCGAAGGTCACGGCTTACGGCGCCCAGATCATGAGTTCGATCCAGACCGTGACGGATAGCTTCGCGGTTGGCGGCTATACTGGGCCGGGGGGCGTCAATGATCCGGCTGGCGTCGTGCACAAAGGCGAGGTTGTCTGGTCGCAGCAGGATGTCGCCCGCTATGGCGGCTGGCAGAATGTGGATGCGATGCGCCGGGGGCAGGCGCCGGCCAATGACAATCGCGGCGGTGGGCAGGCTCCGCAAATCCAGATCATCAACAACGCACCCGGCGTACAGGTCCGTAAAGAGGGTTCAGAAATGAGCCCGAAATTCATTATTGAGGAAGCGACCCGGCAGGCGGTAGCCGCGATTGCTGATGACCTGTCGGGCGGCGGCGGTCCTATCTCCGAAATCGGGGAAAACAAGCTGGGCTGGAACCGGGCGGCCGGAGCGCGCTAGCGGATGGCCCAGTGCCATTCGCAGTCGGCGCACATTGCATCGCCAGAGCACTTCGCGCAGGGCTTCGTGGTGAAAAGGCTTTCGAGCCAGTTGAGTATCGCGCGCATCATGTTCGCCCTTTCGGTGATTGGGCGCGCATCATGTCGGCGCCATTCGAAATGTCAATATCAGGGGGGCCCGCATGACGGACGCAACAGACCGGACCAAGCGCTGGCGAGCCTCTGCAACATCAGGGGATATCGCGCGCGAGACGGTCAGCCTCTTCCATCCGGGATTTTCTCAGGACTGGCATCTGACGACCTGGCACGAACCCTTCGCGGGAAATGTGCGCGGGGAAGAGGTCACGTTCACGCCGCACCCGTTCGAGCTGCAGCGTCCAGCGACCACTTCGAGCGGGCGCTACGAGATGCAGCTCAACCTGTTCAGCACGCAGACTCTCATTGCTGAGATCAACGCGGTCACGGTTACGCGGACGCAGGCCATCGAGTGCGAGTTCAACCAGTATTTCGAGGCGGAGACCGACAGCGAAATGACCTTTGGGCCGCTGGAAATAACCAAGATTGCGGGCATGAGCCGGGGCGTCAGTTGCACCGGGACATGGCTCGATTTCCTCAATCTGGGCTTTCCGCGCACGCTTTACACGCCCGTGCTTTTTCCGGGGCTGAGCCGATGAGCGACAGGCAGGCGATCATCTCCGACATGCTGGAGACCACATACGAGGTGTGCGGGCGCGGTCCGGAAGCATATGACTGCTATGGCATGGTCGTTGAGGTCTGCCGCCGTATGGGCTGGCCGGTTCCCCGCGATCCGCTGCCACATTGGGATAATCCGCGCGACTTGCTGCGCATCTTCAACGAGCAGGTGCGTGACGAGGAATGGAAGCGCTGCGCAGTCAGTGAGGGCGCGGTTGCCTTCGTCCCGAAATTCGCCGCGGCCCGCCATGTCGGCATCGTGATTGCGGGCGGCATCCTGCACACGCAAGCGCCTGTCATCACTGGCGGCGAAACCGTCTCGCCGGGCGGCCCTGAATGGCTGTCGCTCACCAATCTGCCCTTTGCGCGCGTGGAGTATGCCCGATGGGACAGCTGATCATTGAGCGGCACACCGGCGTTGAGCGCGTCGTGGAATGTGCTGGTCCGCTCATGGATATTCTGGACCGGGAGTTTCCGAAAGGACCGGGCGGGCTATCTTCGCGGCTCTCCCGTGTCAGTGGCGGCCCAGCGCGCATCATTCCTGTCGATGAGTGGGAAGGGATCGAGATTGGAGAAGGCGACACCTATCATCTCGGACTGACGCCGTCCGGTTTCGAAATCCCGCTCTGGGCTGTCGTGGTGGCCTCGGTTGCGATTTCTGTGGGCGTGACCTTCCTGCTGGCGCCGAAAGTGCCGGGGCAGGCCTCGCAGCAGTCTGCAAACAGCCTCTACAGCGTGGGCGTGAAGGCCAACGAGGCGAAGCTCGGCGCGCCGCCGCCCGTCAATTATGGCACGGTTGTCCGCACGCCAGAATATGCCAGCCAGTCCTACCGGGTCTTCGCGGGTAATGACGAAATCCGGCATTTCATCCTGTGTCTCGGCGCGGGCAAATACCAGCTCGATGATATCTTCATCGGCGACACGCCCACCGGTGACCTGCCGTCCGGGCTTATTGAATATCAGGTGTTCCTGCCAGAAGATCACGACTCCGAGCTTGGCAACATCGAGGCGGATTTCGGCACCCACGAGAATGTCGTCACGTCCGGCGACGTAGACCAGCTGGAGCTTGAGCCGGTCCAGCGCTATTCGGACGCGGTCAACGGCTCCATCACCGGCGTGAATATCATCTTCAATGAGTCAATCGCGGACGCGGCCATCTCGGTCGGTGATACGATTGTTGTTACGAGCCCGATCAGTGCGACAAAGACGATTGCGGGCGTCACGGACACTTCGATCACGGTAACCACCAGCTTTAGCGGTAGCGCCACCGACGAGACAATAGAGTTTGCGACCAAGGGCGGCGACGGCATCACCCGTGGGCCGTTCGTCACCAACCGGACCGGCACGACCACGCAGGCGCTTGAGTTCGATATCGAATATCCGGGCGGCCTCTACAAGCAGAAGGACAATGGCAACTTCGCCAACATGACGGTGGAGACCACGTTCACGCTGCAGCAGATCGATGATGCGGGCGATGATGTGGGCTCACCTTCAACGCATGTGTTCAGCGAAACCGGCGCGAGCAACAATCCCATTCGGCGCAGCTATTCGGTGACTGGTCTCACAGCCGGACGCTACAAGGTTTCGGTTGTCCGCACCGATGATCAGGAAATCCGGGCAAGGGACAGCGCGCGCGTCATCTGGACCGGCATGAAGGCCTATCTGGACTATGACAACAGCGTACCGCGCTACGGGAATGTCACGCTGCTGGCCCTGAAGATCACGGGCGCAAAGGAAATCTCTGCTAGCTCGCAAAGCCAGATCAGGGTTCGGACAACCAGCATCCTGCCAGAATGGGGCGCTGACCCGGCGGCAGAGGTTGCGGGCGGCAATCTGGTGGACGTGATGGCGGATATCATCACGAACACGTCCTACGGTGCCCGTCAGGCCTACAGCGTGATCCATGCTGCGGCGTTCGATGCGTTCCGCACGGCGCAGGCGGGGCGGTCGGGGTTCAACGGCTCATTCGATACCCGCGTGACGGTGTGGGATGCGTTGAAGGCTGTCGCAGGCCTCGGACGCGCTGAACCTGTCCCGCGCGGGTTCCAGGTCTCGCTTGTGGTCGATGAGGCCAAGCCGCAACGGGCCTCCATCGTGACGCCCGACAATACCATCGTGAACAGCCTCAAATGGGAAGCCTCGCTCACTTCGAATACGGAACAGGACGGGTTTGAAATCGAGTACCAGGATGCGCTCACTTTCGAGCGCAAATATGCGATCTGGCCTGCCGATAGCGTCAATCCGAAGCGCGAACCGCCCATCGGCCTGACGGACCCGGATGAAGCCCTGTCCATGGCCAAATATCTCTGGCGGCAGTTTTCCGGTCGGCACCGCACGTATACGTTCAAGACTGGCCGGGAAGGCCAGAACCTGCAGCGCTATGACCGGATCGGGCTCGCTGCACCGTGGATCTCCGACAAGGCGGATCACGGCTACGTCACGTCCGCCTCCGGCACGTCTGTCACGCTGAACCGCGCCGCGCCCTCGGGGGCGCTCAAGCTCATTCTGCGCGATCAGGACGGAAGCGTCAGCGGGCTGCTGGATGCGACGGGAGACGGCGGCAAGACAATCGTGCTTGCGGCTTCCCCGCCTTTCGACCTCGTCTTCGATGGCCAGTCTGTCCCGACGCTTGTGACGTTCGGGGCTGCTGCAGATTTCGCGCCGCTCGATCTCACCGTCCTCGAAATCGGCACGCCCGGCGCGACCACGTCGATCAAGGCCGTCAATTACCTACCTGACCTCTGGGATGATCTCGTATGAACAAGTTTCCTGACTTCCCCATTCTGCTGACGCCCTATGCGCTCTCCCCAGATGGGGGCGTGGAATCGTCGGAAATGGATTCCGGGCTGCTTCGCCAGTATGTCCGCTATCCGCAGATGCCAACGCGGGCGACCTTTAAGGTGTTTCTGGAGAATGCCGAGGCAGAGGCGGAGCTGCTGGCATTCTATGCCGAGAACCGGGCCAGCATCTTCGAGATTGATCTCTCGTTGCAAACGACCGGCGGCACCGGGTTGCAGACCTATTCGGCGCAATTCCTGTCCGCCCCGACACTCGAAACAGCGACCCCTACGGCCAAGTTCGCCAGTGTCTCGATCCGTATCGAGCAGGTCACGCCGCTCAGTGCCGAGGAAACGGCCTTGCGCCGCTCCCCGTGGCTCATGCAGCGCACCGCAACGTCCTTCGACATCTTCCGCAAGGAAGAGGTGCCGGGCTATTATGTCCGCTGGCGCTTTGTCCGCACGATTGATGAAGCCAAGAACCGGTCAGACAATATCGTGGAAGACACGCGGCTTTGTTTCCGCACGGAAGATGGATGGATCATCGGCAATCAGATTACTGTTGAGGGCGCGCACGAGCTGGCGATTTCGGAACTCGGCAAGGGGGATTTTGTCGGGACCGTCCATGGCAACACCCTTCTGCGCTCCGAGATCGTCCGGCTGGATGACGCGCCGCTCACGCTGGACGACATGGAGACGGGCGATATCCTTCCGGCCTCGACCATCACGGTTGAGCAGTTCATTGATCTCTATCAGTATAATACCGGAACCGGCGCATCGGACCCGGCCAATTATACCGGCGAAACCCGATTCGGGCAGGTCGAGCGGCTATGGTTGATGAAGGGCCGCAAGGGCCGACTGGAGCAGTCCTGCAAAACCATCGCCTTCACGTCCCGAAACTATTATCTTGGCATGGCCCCCCTCAATCCGGACAATTTCACGCAGTTCAGCTGGAGCGGAGACCATTCGGCACGCTTCACGCTTCCTGCTGTCGGGCAGCCTGGCGGCGTCATCATTGCCCCGGCGGGCACGATGGGCCTGCGGGCCTACGGGCTTGACGGATCTGTTGTGGAGGTCATTGCGGTTGAGGGCTGGCCGGGGTCGGGCAGCGATGGTCATTATCTCAGTCTTGAGCGAAAGTCGGACGGCCGCGCAAAGCTCTATTTCGGGATGGCCGGGTTCGGCTCCTCGAACACCGTCGAAATCGAGGAAGGCGAGACGAAACGCCTGGTAGTGGACTATAATATCAGCGCAGCACCGCCTGCAGAAATAAACATCCCCGGCAATTACGTGCTTGTAGCCTCTGGCGTGGATATGCAGATGAACCGGACCAGCGCGGGCGCGCTGGTCTATGATTTCACAGATACCGGCTGGAACCCCCTTCTGTCCGGTCTCTCTACGGCTGCGATTGTCCGTGTGCGGGCGGCTGATCCCGTCACGATTAACGGCGAGCTTTACTGGGCGGATGGAGATTTCGACCTGTCGGGTGGGGTTGTCACGCGGCGGGATTTTACAGTCAATCCCGCGCTGGTTGAAACGCAGAAGCCTGCGGCCCTGCCACTGAATAGCGGCTATAGCAGCCCGCTCGTAAAAACGGACATCTACGTCAAGGACCGGCTCCCAAGGATCAAGCTGATCGACGCCGTGGGTGCGGAGTATCGCACTGCTGGCAATGGTAACATGATTATCAATTTCGCCGGATCGACCGTGCCGGCCGATGCGGGGCTGGTGACTGGCGATGTGTTGGCAATCGTCCCGGCCGGGCTGGTTACAATTGGCGGCGTCGAGTACGATCTCGCCGGCGTGTATCCAGCTGCGCTGGTTACGGATGATGAAATCTACATCCTTGCAGCCGATCTGTACGGCGATGCGGCGACAATTCCGGCAGGGTCTTCGTTCTCCGATCCGGTCGCAACCAGTGTCCTGCGGGATCGCCCGGACTTCAGCTGAGCACCATGATCCACCCCGCAAGCCTCCCCGGCGCCGTCTGGCGCCTTTTCTTTGCGCGAAAGGCAGAGACGATGACCTATGACCGCAAGGCCATGAAGCAAGAGCTTCGACGCGACGAGGGCTTCGTGCCTCATGCTTACACCGACTCGGAGTCATATCTCACGATTGGGATCGGGCGGCTCATCGACAAGCGCAAGGGTGGTGGCATCACGGAAGACGAGGCGCTGTATCTTTTGGACCGTGACATTGAGCGGTTTGAGCAAGAGCTGGATGCAAAGCTGACCTGGTGGCGCACGCTGGATGATGTTCGCCAGCGGGTCATCCTCAATATGGCCTTCAATCTCGGTGTGAACGGCCTGCTAGGCTTCAAGTATACGCTTGCTGCTGTCAAGGCGGGCGACTGGGAGAAGGCGGCACAAGGGATGGAGAACAGCCGGTGGCATGATCAGGTGGGCGAGCGGGCCGTCCGTCTGGAGCGAATGATGCGCACGGGTGTGGCATGACCGCCCTCGCTCTCCGCTACTGGAAGCCCCTCGCTGGCGCCGGTATCGCGCTGCTTCTCGTCATCGGCTTTAATATCTGGCTCTCAAGCACAAAATCAGCCGCGTATGAGCGTGGCTTCGAGAAAGCGGCCTCAGAGTGCGCCACAGCCCGCGAGGCCGCCCAGAAGGCGCGAGAGGACCAGATAGAGGACATCCGCAAGGAAGAGGCAGAGAAGCGTGCCGAGCTGGAAGCCCGGCAGGCTGTAGAGCGCGCCGAAAACGAAGCTCTTGACCGCAAGGTCACCGAAGCCAACCAACGGGCCGAGCGTGCCCGCAGAGACGCGGAAAGGCGTATCGATGAAGCTCTCTCTATCGACGGCTATGCTGGCTGCACTTCTACTGACCGGGTGTCAGACGGGCTCCGAGGCGATCTGTCCGCCTACAGAACCCGTCACGGTAACTGAGTTCGTTGAGGTCCGCCCGGAGCCGGTACCGGAAAGCGCGCTGCAAAGGCCGTCCGCGCCGGGTCTTTATGACGGCGAAGATGCAAATGTCCTCGCAACGAACTTGCGGCGCATGCTGGCCTATGACGGCGAAGTGACAGCCTACATCGACGGTCTGGAGGAGACAATCCGCTGCCGGATCAATGGGGACTGTGAGGGGGAGCCATGACGCCGGAGCAAATCACCCTATTCAGCTGGGCCATAGAGCAGGGGCCAGCGGGGATTCTGGCAGTGGTTTGCTGGTTTCTCAACAAGGAGCGCAAGGATCTGATAGAGTCCATCAGCCAGCGCAATGTCACAATCCGCGAACTCTCGGAGCGCGTGAACAGCATCTTCAAGGATCAGGCAGAGTCGGCCCGTGAAGACGTCAGGCAACAGATGGAGACGCTAAACGTTCTTGAGGACGGCGCGAAGGCCATGCGGGAATCGACAGAAGCCACCCGCGCAATCGCAACGGACATCAAGGAATTGCGCCGGTTGATGGAGGCGCACCAATGACCGATGATCGCGAGAACCCACATGACGGCTGTGCAGAATGCATGGTCTGGAATATGGCAGATATCCGACGGATCGTTCGGCAACGACTGGAGGTCGCGCGCGAGAACTTCAAAGCCGAGACAAAGCGCTTCCAGAGACAGAATGAGAAGGTGCTAAAACGGCGCTGACCCGATCACAGACACCAGCGTCAGAATGACAGCGGTGGCTATGGCTAGGTATTGCGGCATTATGGCGCAAAGTCCGCAAATGTGATGTGAGGCACATCGTTTTGGTAGATATGCGCTAAATTAATCGCATCCACCCGATTCTCATTTGTGAAAATCGTGCTACATCCTGTGTGGCTTTCAGGGAAGTTGGCTATGAATGAATTGATTGAGGCCTTAGCGGGGAAACAAGCCGAAGAGAGTGAAACCCTTCGGTTTTTGAGGATGCTTGGTAATTCAGGTGACACCCCTACTCGTGTTGTGGTTGATACGTATTTGACCGGAGACACACGAAATCCTTGGGGGGATCAGAATGCCAGAGTGGAGCCAGATAGCAGGCGAGGCGACTAGGGTTCACGCTTCTCCCACCCCACACTCGGAGCCGCTGGCCTTTCCGTCCTTGCGTCCCGTTCGGACTGTTCCCTGATGGCTTCCATCGCGAGCCTTGCAAGGGCTGCTGTGGCTTTGTCTCGATCATCAGGGAGCTTTGAGGCAAAGAGCCGGCGGACGCTGTTGGGGGTCTGGCGGAACTTGAGGTCTAGGGCTTCTTCGAGGTCGGCGTCGGTCATGCGGACAGGCGGCGATATGGTTGCGTGATCTTCATAATGTATCGGTCGCCTTCTTCCTCGTATGTAAACCGTAGAGGGTGAAGCTCGATCGCTTGTACGCCGTCGATTGAAATTATGGTGTTCGGCCCCTGCTCGCTTCTCGATAGGCGCGCCATCAATGCAGGAAGGTCTTCTGCATCAAGGCCGCATTCTCGCAGCGCCTGCTTGATTCCATCGTCGCGGGTCTTTGTCGCAACATTGACCGTTTGAGTGTCGAGCGCAGAGCGAAAGACCGCAAAGCTGGCGGGATCAATTACATTCAGCCCATCAAAGGCAGCCAT